GGCATCCGCGCCTTCGGTTCGGAAACCGAAACCGAGACGGTCGCAGGCGTCGTCGCGCGCCATCTGGAGACGATGCGCAACAAGCACGCGATCACCTTGGAGCACCTGCGCGTCGGCGCGCTCAAGGGCGTGATCCTCGATGCCGATGGCTCGGTGCTCTACGACCTGTTCGATGCCTTCGAGATCGCCCAGCAGACCGTGGCCTTCGAGTTGGGCACGGCGGGAACCAACGTCAAAGCCAAATGCACCACGGTGCTGGCGACCATCGAGGAGAACCTCAAGGGCGAGTTCATGAACGGCGTCCATTGCCTGTGTTCGGCGGAGTTCTTCGCTGCGCTCACCGGTCACGCCAAGGTCGAGAAGGCGTTCGAGAACTGGCAGAACGGGGCCATCCTCATCAACGACGTGCGTCGCGGTTTCACCTACGGCGGCATCACCTTCGAGGAGTACCGTGGTCAGGCCACCGATGCCAGCGGCACCGCCCGCCGCTTCATCGCTGCCGGTGAGGCCCACGCCTTCCCGCTGGGCACCATCGACACCTTCGGCACCTACTTCGCACCGGCGGACTTCAACGAGACCGTCAACACGGTGGGCCAGCCGCTGTACGCCAAGCAGGAGCCACGCAAGTTCGACCGGGGCACCGATTTGCACACGCAGTCCAACCCGCTGCCGATGTGCCATCGCCCCGGCGTGTTGGTCAAGCTGACGGTGGCGTGATGGGCATCGTGGAACAGATCTACACCTCAGCGGGTAACGCCGGGCTGCTCAGGGAGTGCCGCTGGCAACCGTCGGATGGCAGTCCCGCCCAGCAGCATCCAGTGGGCTTCGCCGCGCCGGACGACACCGTGTTCGATGGGCTGGCCTCGACCACCGATTACCAGATGTCGTACCCGGCTTCGGTGTTCGTGGATCTGGCTGCCCGCGAGGCGGTCGAGATCGACAGCGTGATCTATCAGGTGCGTAGCACCCGGGCCGTGGGCGACGGCTCGGAGATGCGCGCGCAGCTCACCCGGGTGTAGCGCCGTGTCCGGCAACTCGTTCCGCGAACAGATTCTGCTCGCGGTGATGGCGGCCGTCCGCACGCCGGTGGAATCGCTTGGGGCGACCTTGCACCGGTCGCCCACGGTGGCCATCAACCGGGAGCAATGCCCGGCGCTGGCGGTGTTCCCCGAGTCCGAATCCATCACCGAACGCGCCAACGACCGCGTCACGCGTGAACTGATCGTGCGCCTCGTCGCGCTGGCCCGCGCGGTGCCGCCCGCGATTCCTGAAACCGAAGCCGACCGGCTGCTCACCGCCGCCCACGCCGCGCTGCTGGCCGACCGGAATCTGGGTGGCTTGTGCCTGGGCATCCGCGAGCAGGAATGCGAATGGGACATCGAGGACGCCGACGCGGTGGCCGCCGCTATTCCCGCGCGCTACGCGATCACCTACCGGACGCTCGACACCGATCTTTCAACCAAGGGATGACACCCATGACATCGCTCGTTTTGATCCGCCCACACACCCACGCGGGCAAGCCGCTCCAGCCGGGCGAACGGCTCGATGTGGATGGCAGCACCGCCGACTGGCTCATCGCCAACGGCATCGCCCGCCACGACCGCCAGCCCGCACCCGTGCCGCAGCCGGAAGGCGAAAGCGCTCCCATCGAAGCCAAACCCACTCCCACCCAACGCAAGGAATCCAAATCATGAGCACCTACGCCAGTTTTCAGGGCCGCGTCTTCCTCGGCAAGCGCGATATCGACGGCCTGCCCATCGAAGTGCGCTCGCCCGGCAACGTCGCCGAGCTGAAGCTCTCGCTCAAGACCGACGTGCTGGAGCACTACGAGAGCCAGACCGGCCAGCGCTCGCTCGACCACCGGATGGTCAAGCAGAAATCGGCCACCGTGAACCTCACCATCGAGGAGTTCACGAAAGAAAACCTCGCGCTTGCCCTCTACGGAAACCACGTCACCGGCAGCACCGGCACGGTGACCGCCGAACCCATCGGCGGTGTTGCGCCCGTGGTCGGCGACCGCTACTTCCTCGCGCATCCCAAGGTGTCGGCACTGGTGGTGACCGATTCGGCAGGCACGCCCGCGACGCTGACCGCAGGCACGCACTACACCGCCGACACCGACTTCGGTGCCCTCCAGTTTCTGGATACCACCGGCTTCACCGCGCCGTTCAAGGCGGCCTACAGCTACGGCGTCGCCACCGAGATCGGCATCTTCACGCAGGCGCTGCCCGAGCGGTTCCTGCGCCTGGAAGGCGTCAACACCGCGCAGGGCAACGCCAAGGTACTGGTCGAGCTGTACCGCGTGGCCTTCGACCCCTTGAAGGAAATCTCTTTCATCTCGGACGAGTACAACAAGTTCGAGCTGGAAGGCTCGCTCCTGGCCGACACCACCAAACCCTATGACGCGGTGCTCGGCCAGTTCGGCCGCATCGTGCAACTGTGATGGGGACTGCCATGAGCGATCTGGAAACCCTCATCCCGCAGGCGGTGGAACTGGTGATCGACGGCGAGCCGCTGGCCATCAAGCCGCTCAAGGTCGGCCAGATGCCCGCCTTCCTGCGCGCCATCACGCCGGTGATGCAGCAGATCGGCGGCGATGGCATCGACTGGCTGGCGCTGTTCGGCGAGCGCGGCGACGACCTGCTGACGGCAGTGTCGATTGCCGTCGGCAAGCCGCGCGCGTGGGTCGATGAGCTGGCCGCCGACGAGGCCATCCTGCTGGCGGCCAAGGTGATCGAGGTCAACGCCGATTTTTTTACCCGGACGGTGATGCCCCGGCTCGACGGCCTGATCGCGCGGACGGGCGCGACGGCAGCAATGGCCACGGGTGGTTCGACACCGTCCAGCACCTGATCGCCCACGGCCACCGGCTTCCGGACATCCTCGACTACACCTTGGCACAGGTGCGCGGCTTCGCCGCCGCCACCGCGCGGGAGGATGCCGCACGCGATGCGCGGCTGCTCTCGCTGATCGCCATCGGCGCGCGCGGCGAAGCCCGCCACCTCGACCAGACCCTCGACAGGCTCACCGATCAGGCAATCAGCCATGCGCATCTCGGTTCGCATCGATAGCAAGGCCGCGCAGGCGCAGTTGCGCCGCTGGGGCGGCGAGTTCCGCGAGAAGGTGCAGAAGGCGGTCGCGCGCGGCATTGCCAGCGAGGCCGCCGAACTCAAGCAGGACGTGCGTAGCCACGTCGCAGGCCAGATGACGGTGGTCAAGAAATCCTTCGTCAAGGGCTTCACCGCCAAGGTGCTCGACAAGGATCGGAGTCGGCTGCCCGCGCTCTACGTCGGCTCGCGCATCCCGTGGTCAGGCATCCACGAGCGTGGCGGCGTCATTGGTGGCCGGATGCTGATCCCGCTGCACGGGCGCGTGGGCCGCAAACGCTTCAAGGCGCAGATCGCCGAGCTGATGCGCGGCGGCAATGCCTATTTCATCAAGAACGCCAAGGGGAACATCGTGCTGATGGCCGAGAACATCAAGGAACACGACCGGCCACTGTCGGGCTTCAAGCGCCGCTACCGCAAGGCCGAGGGCGTCAAGCGCCTCAAGCGCGGCGCGGACGTGCCCATCGCCGTGCTGGTGCCCAAGGTCGTGCTCAAGAAGCGCCTGAACGTCGAACGCCTCGTCGCCGCTCGCATCCCGCGCCTCTCCGTGCGCATCGAGAAGCAGTTGCGGCTGGTGGACTGAGATGGCGAACCGCATTTCCATCCTCGTCGCGCTCGAAGGGGCCGACGAGGGGCTCAAACGCGCCATCACCTCGGCCGAGCGCAGCCTCGGCGGGTTCGGCTCCAGCGCCAAGACCGCAGGCGACAAGGCCGCCGCCGGGATGGCCGAGGTCAAGGCCGGGATGAACGCCTTCGGCGATCAGGTCGCCAAGGCCAAGACGCAGTTGCTGGCCTTCCTCACCCTCAACTGGGCGGCGGGCAAGGTGCAGGAGATCGTCCAGATCGCCGACGCCTGGAACATGATGTCCGCGCGCCTGAAGCTCGCCACCGCAGGCCAGCGCGAATACGCGGTCGCGCAGAAGGAGCTGTTCGCCATCGCCCAGCGCATCGGCGTGCCGATCCAGGAGACGGCCACGCTCTACGGCAAGCTGCAGCAGGCCGTGCGGATGCTGGGCGGCGAGCAGAAGGACGCGCTCTCGCTGACCGAGAGCATCTCGCAGGCGCTGCGCATCTCCGGCGCATCGGCCACCGAGGCGCAGTCGTCCCTGCTGCAGTTCGGGCAGGCCTTGGCCTCGGGCGTGCTGCGCGGCGAGGAATTCAACTCCGTCGTCGAGAACAGCCCGCGTCTGGCCAAGGCGCTCGCCGATGGCCTGAACGTGCCCATCGGACGCTTGAGGAAGCTCGCCGAAGAAGGGCGGCTCACTGCCGACGTGGTGGTCAACGCGCTGATGAGCCAGAAGGACAAACTGGCCGCCGAGTACGCGCAACTGCCGATGACCGTCAGCCAGGCCTTCACGCGCCTGTCGAACGCCTTCGGCCAGTGGATCAGCAAGCTCGACGAATCGACCGGCTTCACCAAGAAGCTCGCCGAGGCGCTGACGTGGCTGTCGGAGAACCTGGACACGGTGATGAAGTGGCTGGGGCGCATCGCCGAGGTCGGGCTCGCGGTGCTGGTCTACCGCCTGATCCCGGCGCTGATCATCGCGTGGCAGACAGCGGGCGCGGCAGCAGTGGCGGCGGCCAGCACCACGGCGGCGGCGTGGGCGACGGCGAACCTGTCGCTCTCCAATGCCATCGCCACGGTCGGCAAGCTGCGCGTGGCCTTCGCCGTCCTCGGCGCGGCCATCGTCGGCTGGGAGATCGGCACGTGGCTGTCGGAGAAGTTTGAGATCGTCCGCAAGGCGGGCATCTTCATGGTGCAGGTGCTGATGACGGGCATCGAGCACCTGCGCTTCCGGTGGGAAGTGTTCGCCGCCATCTTCAGCTCCGAAACCATCGCCGAAGCCACCAAGCGCCACCAAGAGCGGCTCGCGGAGATGAATCGCATCTTCGCCGAGATGTACGCCGACGCCACCGAAGGCGCGAACGCGGCGAAGGGCGCGATGAACACCGCCGCGACCGCCGCCGAAGAGATCGCCAAGCGGCTCGAAGCCGTGCGCCAGGGCACGCAGGAAGCGGTCGGACGCGGCATCGAGGCGGTCCACGCCGCGCTGGAAAAGCTCAAGTCCCGGCTCGGCGAGGTCGAACAGGCAGTGGGCAAGGCCCAAGGCGTGGTCAACGACGCCACCGCCAAGATGGCCGAGGCCTACAAGGGGCTGACCTCCATCGTCGAGGCCAGTCTCGCGCAGCAGGTGCAGGCGGTGAAGAACCGCTACGAGCAGGAGAAGGCGGAACTGGAGCGCACCCAGCAGTCCGAAACCGCCAAGATCACCAAATCCACCCAGCTGCTCACCGATGCGCTGACCCAGCAGGCAACCCTGCGCCGTCAGGCCACGACCGAGACGCTCGGCCTGATCGATCAGGAAACGCAGGCGCGCAAGGACGCCGCCGCCCGGCAAGGCCAGACCGAGGACGAGCGCCGCGCCAACGTGCAGCGTGTCGAGAACGACATCCTCGCCACCAAGCGCCAGACCTTGACGCAGGCGCTCTCCGAGTACCGCCAGCACATCGACGCGCTCAACGCCGAAGCCAACCGGCATCTGGCCGAAGTGCAGCGCATCGAGGAAGCCAAGCGCCAGTTGTCGATGTCCACGGAGGAGCGCATCCGCGACATCCGCCGTCAGGGTATGACGGAGTACGAGGCCACCGAGGATCGCAAGCGCCAGATCTCCGAGATGCAGGAGCAGGCGCGCCGGGCGCTGGCCAACGGCGAGTTGGAGCTTGCCCGTCAGCTCGCGCAGAAGGCGATGGACATGGCCGCGCAGGTGGCCACCAGCCAGACCAACGAGGCCAAGCGCGGCGAGGAAGCGCGCAAGCAGTCCGAGCAGGCGGTGTCGCAGGTCACGCAGCTCGAAGCGCAGTCGCGCGAGGCCTACCGCAGGCAGGAATACCAGCAGGCCACCGATCTGATGCGGCAGGCCGATCAGTTGCGCGCCGAACTGGCGCAGAAGGCCAAGGACGCCGATGCGCAGGCCGCGCAAGGCAAACAGGGCGTGCGCGACGCCATCGACCGCATCCGCCAGTCCGAGGAAATCCTCAACCAGACGCTGGACGCCGAAGCGAAGGCGCACCAGACGGCGGCACGCTCGGCGATCACCGCACGCGATGAGATTCAGCGCACGCTGACCGAGACTACGCGCCAGATCGACGACATCACCGCCAAGCTCAAGGACGGGCTGAAGGTCACGCTCGACGCCGACACCACGCGCTTCGACAAGGCCATCGCCGATCTGGACAAGGCGCTCGCCGAGAAGGAATACCTGCTGCAAATCCAGGCCGACCTGCAGGAAGCGGAGAAGAAGCTCAAGGAATACGAGGCGCTGCTCAAGGAAGGCAAGACGCTGCCGGTCGATGCCGACGTGTCCAAGGCGAAGGAAGCGCTGGACAAGCTCAAGGCCTACGCCGACCAGAACGCACAGTTCGAGCTGAAGGTGGCGACCGAGAAGGCGCAGGCGGCCATCACCAATGTCGAGGGGATGATCAAGGCGCTGAATCGCATCCAGACCGAGTCACAGCATCAGGTGGTCAGCAACGTCGGCGCGGTTCGCGGGGAGATCGACAGCCTCAATGGGCGCAACACGTCCAGCACCCACACCATCTACGTCACCAAGGTGGAAACCAACGCCACGGGCGGGCTGGTCGGTGGCGCGGGTGGTGGTGTCCGTCGCTTTGCCGACGGCGGCGCGGTGGCTCAGGCCTTTCCCCGGATGAGCGGTGGCTCGGTGCCCGGCTCCGGCCACCACGACACCGTGCCGCGCACCTTGGATGCCGGTGCCTTCGTGATCCGCAAGGCAGCCGTGCAGAAGTACGGCAGCGGCGCGCTCTCGCGGTTGGCCAGCGGGGTCGCCCACTTTGCACGCGGCGGCCCGGTGGCGATGTTCGGCGGCGGCAAGACGCCAGATGCCGACCCGAACGACAAATCGAGCAAGCCCAAGAAGAACCGCGAAGCGTTCGAGGCGCTGAAGATGATCGATCTCGGCCTGCAGGGGATGAACGAATACACCAGTTGGCTGCAGTGGAACTACGGCGCATCGGTCAGTCTGGATATGCGCAGCAAGACGATGGACAACTACGGCAAGCAGGCACAGCAGGATCGCCGCACGCTGGAAGAGTTCATGAGTCGCAAGACGCTCACCGGCAACGAGCGCCAGAACCTCGAACGCATCAAGCAGACGTGGCGCTCTGCGATGGCGCAGCCGCTGCTCTGGGGCAAAGACCTGGAGCGCGAGCTGATCGACTACATGGAGCAGAACCAGGGCGAGTTCTACCGGCGCGGCGGCTTGGCGAAGTCCGACACTGTCCCGGCGATGCTCACCCCCGGTGAGTTCGTCGTGAACCGGCAGGCCGTGTCTCGCTACGGCGCAGGCTTCTTCGAGGCCATCAACAACCTGAACGCTCCGGCGCAGGCACTGGCGGGACGCGCATTGGCAGGCATTCAGGGCTTTGCCTCGGGCGGTCTGGTGCAGCCCGCCAGCCGCAGCCTGCCGCGTCCGTCGCTGCCCGATGCCACACCCGCTCGCACCGTGCGCGTGGAGCTGTCCTCGGGGCAGCAGAAGGTCAACGCAACGGTCGATGCGCGCGACGAAGCGCGACTGCTGCAACTGCTGGACGCCGCCCGCGCCCGCACTTCCTGAAGGTTTCCCGATGCAACTGAAGAACCTCGACACCGGGGTGGCTTTGCCATTGCCCGACGACTTGCTGTGGAGCGACGAGCACGCGTGGTCGCCCGCCGTGGCGGCCACGTCCTACCTCATCACGGGTGCCTTGTTGATCCAGTCCGCCATCCGGCAGGCCGGTCGCCCGATCACCTTGGTGGGCGCACCCGACATGGCGTGGGTCACGCGCGCCACGGTCGAGCAGTTGCGCGCGTGGGCCGCGATCCCGGTGGGCGGCAGCACGGGCCGCTTCGAACTGAGCTTCACCGATGGCCGTGTCTTCACGGTCGCCTTCCGCCACGCGGAGACAGCTATCGAGGCCGAACCCGTGCTGGGCATTCCGGCGCGATCCGGCTCCGACTTCTACCGCCTGACCCTTCGATTCCTGGAGATTTGAGATGCCGATTCAATCCGGCGACGTGAAACTACTGAAGTCCGCCGTGATGGCGGACGTGCCCGAAGGCGGCGGCGCGCCCACGGGCCTCGTGATTCCCGACGGCGTGTCGAACGCGATCTTTCCGGACATCTCCGAGCTGGATCGCGCCGGAGGCCGCGTCAACCTGCGCAAGAGCTTCGTGCAGGTGGCCACCGACGACACCGACACCTACTTCGGGGCCAACGTCATCGTGGCCGAGCCGCCGCAGGATGCACGCGTCAGCGTCACGCTGTTCTCCACCAAGAAGACCTTCGACACCCGCGAGCAGGCGCAGACCCGCATCGAGGCCTACCTCAACAAGGGCCCTGAGTGGGCGGGCTACCTGTTCGAGAACCACATCGCGGGCCAGCGCGTGGTGCAGTTGTTCCAGCGCCCGAGCGACGCCGTGCCCAACGTCGGCCAGACCCTCGTCCTGATCGAGAACGAAGGCCTGCCGACGCAGAAGGAGCAGTACATCCGCGCCACCGCCGTCTCGGTGGTCGAGCGCACCTTCACCTACAACACCGACCAGGACTACAAGGCGGCGGTCGTCACGGTGGCGATCAGCGACGCGCTGCGCTTCGATTTCACCGGATCGCCCGCGACCCGCACCTTCACGCGCGCCAACAACGCCACCCGCACGCGCGACACGGTGGTGGCCGATGCGGGCACCTACGTCGGCGTGGTGCCGCTGACGCAAGCGGCCAATGTGGGCGACTTCACCCTCAAGGGCGCGTCCATCTACACGCAGCTCGTGCCCAGCGCCCAGACCGAGACGCCGATCTCGTTCGTGCCGCCGTATGCCGCAGCGGGCTTGCCGGTGCCGGGCGCGGCACCCGTGAGCTACACGGCCAGCCACGCCTGGAACACCACCCTCAAGTTCAATCTGCCGGGCGGCTGCCTGCCCGGATCGCTGTCCATCGTCACCGACGGCGTCACGATCTTCGACGACGCGGGCCTGCTCAAGACCGTCAGCGGCACGCTGGGCACGATCGACTACGCCAACGGCATCCTGAGCCTGAACTCCGGCTCGATGTCCAACAGCAAGTCCATCACCTACACGCCCGCCGCGTCTTTGCAGCGTGCGCCGCAAAGCTCGGAGATCGCGGTCACGCCGGAGTCGCGCAGCCAGTCCTACGTCGGCACCGTGAACCCGGTGCCGCAACCCGGCACGCTCTCCATCAGCTACATGGCGCAGGGCCGCTGGTACGTGCTGTCTGACGGTGGCAACGGCTCGCTCAAGGGGCTGGACGCCAGCTACGGCGCGGGCACCTTCAACAAGAACACCGGGGCCTTCGTGGTGACACTGGGCGCGCTGCCCGACGTGGGCTCGTCCCTGATCCTGACGTGGAATGTGCCAACGCAGGAAACGCAGCAACCGACCGCCGCCCTGAAGGCGTCGCAGGCCTTGCAGCTCGCCCCGCCCGAAGGCAAGAGCGTGCAGCCGGGAACGCTCACCATCACCTGGCCGCACGAGAGCGGCACCGGCACGCGCACGGCGTCCGCCGCCACCTCCGGCACGCTCAGTGGAGCCGCCACCGGCAACCTGAACGTCGCGCAGAACCTCTTGAGCTTCGCACCGAATGTCCTGCCGCCGGTCGGCGCGCTGCTGACGGTGGACTACGTCGCGGGCCCCAAGCAGGAAGACAGCTTCGCGCACCCCTCGCGCGACGGTCAGGGCAAGGTGCCGGTAACCGCGACCCTGGGCTCCATCGAGCCGGGTTCGCTGGAGATCGAATGGAACACCTTGACCGACACCGCCGTGCTCGGCGTCTACACGCTGCAGCAGATTCAGGCGATGGGGCTGGGCCTGTGGAACGGCGTCGATCCCACGCAATACGCCCGCGACGATGGTGCGGGCAACGTGCTGCGCTCCGGCGTCGTCATCGGCAGCGTCGACTACGCCACCGGCGCGGTGCAGTTTCAGCCCGACGTCACCGTCAAGATTCCAAGCCCCGTCTATGGCGCGCAGCGCCTCGGCTGGGCCTCGGGCGTGGGCCAGATGTTCCGCCTCAACTACGGCGGCATCAGTTACGTGGATGCGCCGTCGATGTATCCCAACGACGAGTCCGGCTACGTCAAGCTGCGCTACAACAGCGCGGGCTCGACCAGCAACCACAGCGAGACGTTCGCGTTCAGCCCGTCGTTTCGGCTGGTGCCGGGCGTGAACGCGCAGGTGGTGACCGGCACGGTGCTGCTGGCCATCGCAGGCAGCCAGCCCTGGGGCGACAACGGTCAGGGCACGCTGCGCGAATTCACGCCCAGCGGCTGGGTCACGCGTGGCGGCATCAACTACCTCTCGGGTGCGGTGACGCTCAGCTCCTGGTCGGCGGGCGCGGCCAACAGCATCACGCGCGCCAGTTGCGTGACCACGGTCGGCGAGAACATATCCAGCGAGTACGTGTTCCGCACCGGTGCCGCTCCGCTGCGCCCGGGATCGCTCTCTATCCAGTTCGCCCGTGCCGTGGGCGGCACGCAGACCGTGACGGCAGGCATCGACGGCGCGATCAACGCGTCGGGCGTCAGCGGCGATGTCGATTACGACACCGGCCTCGCGCGGGTGCGCTTTGGCACCGTGGTCACGGCGGCGGGCAACGAGACGGAGCCGTGGTTCGACGCCGAGAACGTCCGTCCGGACGGCAAGATCTTCCGGCCCGAGCCGGTGGCGGCATCCAGCCTGCGCTACAGCGCCGTGGCCTACAGCTATCTGCCCCTGGACGCGGCGCTGCTGGGCATCGACCCAGTGCGCCTGCCCAGCGACGGGCGGGTGCCGATCTTCCGGCCGGGTGGCTTTGCGGTGGTCGGCCACACCGGTCGCATCACGACGTCGGTCAGCAACGGCCAGACCATCGACTGCGCGCGGGTGCGCCTGTCGCGGGTGCGCGTGGTCGGTCAAGACGGCGTGGTCATCCACACGGGCTACGTCACCGATCTGGAAGCGGGCACGGTCACCTTCACCAACGTGACCGGCTACAGCCAGCCGGTGACCATCGAGCACCGCATCGAGGACATGGCTGTGGTGCGCGATGTGCAAATCAACGGCGAGATCAGCTTCACGCGGCCTCTGACGCACGCCTATCCGCTGGCCAGTCCCGGCGATCCGGTCTCCGGCAGTTTCGTCTCCAGTGCGCTGGTGGCCGGTGATCTGTTCGCCCGCGTGAACCTCGTGTTCGACCAGAGCACCTGGAACGGCGGCTGGTCGGATGAGCTGGTGGGCAGTGCCGCCACCGCCACCTTCAACCACACGCAGTACCCGATCACGGTCAGCAATCGCGGGGCGCTGACCGAGCGCTGGGTGGTGCGGATGACCAACAGCACCTCGTTCGAGGTGATCGGCGAGAACGTCGGCGTGATCGCCACCGGCAACACCAGCGCCGACTGCGCGCCCAACAACCCGGCGACCGGGGTGCCGTACTTCCGCCTGCCCGCGCTCGGTTGGGGCAACGGCTGGGCCACCGGCAACGTGCTGCGCTTCAACACCATCGGCAGCCAGTTCCCGGTGTGGGTGGTGCGCACCGTCCAGCAGGGGCCGGAGTCCGTGCCCGACGACCACTTCACGTTGCTGATTCGCGGGGATGTGGACACGCCTTGACGGCGTGGGTCGACACCCCTTCACCAAAAGGAACTACTGCAATGACCGACCTCACCGTCAAATACTTCAACAGCGGCATGACCGGCGCGCCGCAGATCAGCAACAACTGGGGCGATCTGGTGACGATGCTCGATGCCTGCCTCGTCAACGGCTTCGCCCTCATGGCAATCGACACGCTGACCTGCGTCGATGGCGTGGCCACCGCCACCATCAGCGCGGGCCACGCCTACCGGCCCGAGCAGGTGGTCGAGATCGCCGGGGCCGACCAGCCCGAGTACAACGGGCAGTTCCGGGTCATCGCCGCCACTGCGACCAGCTTTACGTTTGCCGTGACCGGCACGCCCGTGTCGCCCGCGACCAGCGCCACCAGCCTCTCGGCCAAGGTCGCGCCGCTGGGCTGGGTGAAGGCGTTCGCGGGAACGAACAAGGCCGCGTACCGCAGCCAGAACCCGGCATCGCCGCAAAACCTGCTGCTGATCGACGACAGCCTCAAGACGCCCGGCTACACGACGACGTGGGCGAAGTGGGCCAACGTCGGCATCGTTGAAGACCTGTCGGACATCGACACCATCGTCGGGGCTCAGGCTCCGTTCGACCCGAACAACCCGACGCAGAACTGGAAGCAGGTGCAGGCCAACCAGTGGGGCTGGTACAAGTGGTACCACGCCCGCACCAGCGGCTACGACAACTCGGGCGACAGCGGCGGCGGCAACCGCAACTGGGTGCTGATCGGCGACGACCGGCTGTTCTACCTGTTCGTCACCAATGCCGCCGGGTACGGATGGTACGGGCGCAACGGCTACTGCTTCGGCGACATCACGAGCTTCAAGCCCGCCGACAACTACGCGACGGTGCTGGCCGCCGAAGACATCTACTGGAGCAACAGCAGCTCGGGCTACTCGAGCTATCCCGGCCAGTACAACGGCTACGGGCTGACGCAGTCACTGGAATTCACCGCCAAGGTGCTGCTTCGCAACCATACCCAGCTCGGCAACCCCGTGCGGTTCGGGCTGACTTCCCTGAACACCAACAACGGCCAGCAGGTCTGTGGACGCGGGCCGATGCCGTTTCCGAACGGCCCGGACTACAGCCTGTGGCTGCTGCCGACCTATGTGCGGCAGGAGGATGGCCATATGCGCGGCCTGATGCCCGGGATGCTGTGGATGCCGCAGGATCGCCCGTACTCGGATCAGACCATCGTCGACAACGTCGTCGGCCAGACGGGCAGAAAATTCCTGTTGGTCAGGACGCAGTACAGCTCGGAGGCCGAGGGTGCGCAGATCGCTTTCGACATCACCGGGCCGTGGAGGTAAGTCATGAGCTGGTGGGACAGCGTGGCGTCCTTGACGCCGGTCGCGGCGTGGGACGCGCTGCACTTCTCGGGCGGGCAACTGCAGGATCAGGTCGGCAGCAATGCCATCACCGTGCAGGGCGGCGTGGCCACGCCATTTCCGCTCTACGGGTTGTACGGCCAGGACAAGCCCTGGCCGTTGGCCACGCCGATGTCCTTGTCCGGCGACTTCGTGCTGGCGGGCTTCGTGATGCACGTCAGCCGAGGGCTGGTGTTCTACAAGACCCTCGGCGACAGCAACAGCTACTTTCTGGATCAGGAGTCCAACGGCGCGATCTACCAGTACGCCAATAGCAGCGGCGGTCAGGTGGGCAGCGGGCCCGCGTGGGTCACGCCCAAGTTCATGGCGCTGGTGGTCAGCCCGGCCAGTGCGCGCGTCTACATCAACGACGACTGGGCGGGCGCGGCTTTCGCGCGCTCGTGGGTCGCAGACAGCGTGGGCGGCATCGGCTACTACGCCGATGGCAACGAATACAACATCGGCGGCAGCGAGCGGTTCTTCGCGGCCGGGTTGTGGTCGGGTGTCGCAAGCCTTGCCGACGTGCGCGCGCTGGAGGTTGCCTGCCGCGCTGCACTTGCCGGGCCGCCGGTCAGCGTTCATGCCGCAGCCTTGGGCCGATTGCACAGCCCGAACTCCGATCTGTGGAGCCAGTCGGGCAGTCACCCGCGACAACATCGGGGCGTGGCGAGCAGTCGCCGCAACATCCACTTCGGCGGCAACGGCCAGATCACCGGCACCGTCAAGGAAAAAGGGCAGCCCGACCAACCCCTCGTTCGCCAAGTTCTGCTCTACAGCGAAAACACCCACGCCCTGGTGGCGAGCACGTGGTCTCAGGCTGACGGCATGTACCGCTTCGAGCGCATCGATCCCCAACAGCGCTACACGGTGATCAGCACCGACTACCAGCAGCTGTACCGCGCGGTGATCGCGGACAACCTCAGGCCGGAACCGATGCCATGACCGTCGCCATCACGCAGGAACACAACGAGGCGCGGCTGGCGGGCACGCTGTCCTTCCTCGATGCAGGCAGCAACCCCGCGCGGCTGCGCATCTACGGCGGCACGCGCCCACCCAACCCGGCGGCGACTCCCACCAGCGCGATGCTGGTGGAGATCACGCTCACCAAGCCCGCAGGAACGATTACAGGCGGGTTGCTGACGCTCACCCAGCAGGAGGACGGCCTCATCACCGCCACCGGTATCGCCACGTGGGCGCGGCTGGTCAACGGCAGTGAGGTGACGGCACTCGATCTGGATTGCAGCGGCACCGATGGCGCGGGCGATGTGAAGCTCGCCAGCACCAACCTCTATCTGGGTGGCGATGCCCGGATGGTGTCGGCCATCCTGGGCTGAAGGATCGGGGGTGAACGATGCCTGTGAACCCTGGGCAAAACGTCGACCTGCTGTACGACCGACCCGCCGCCACCGACGCCGATCTGATCTTCGGCGCGGACTATGTGCCGCCGCGCAACGACGTGGTGGTACAGGCCACGCTGCCGCTGCCGGTCGTCAGCGTCGCCTTCATTCCGCCCGCGCGGCTGGAGGTGCTGGCAGAACTGCCGGGCCTGACGGTCAGCACGCTCGTCCTGCGCCCGAGCGTGCCGCTCAACGTCGGCGTGGCCAGCCTGCCCGGCGTGGTGTTCACCAGCGAGGTGCGCTACGCCTCGCGCACGCAGCGCCCGACGGTCGGCCAAACGGCGCACGAGTGGCAACAGGCCGTGCAGCGCGAGGGCGGCGCAGCGCAGCGCCAGCAGCACGCGACAGCGACGCCCGCAGGCTGGGGCGCGGCGTGGCAGCGTGGGGCTGTGTCGGTTCACGGCATCGCGCACCACCTGCCGCCAATCTTGGTGGCCGCGCCGCTGCTGCGGCGCACCGCCCAGCAGCAGGCGACGCGCTTGCACGGCGCAACCGGCTTCGCCCACGAGAACGCGACACCCATCGCGCAGATTCGGACGGGCGTGTTCCAGAACACCATCCGTTTGCGCGACGCCACGCGCTTCGCGCATCAGGACGGTGACCGCAGCAAGCGCGCCGGTCGGCTCGCCCTCTGGCAGAACGCCCGACCGCTGACGCAGCGCCAGGGCACGGACTTCCAGAGCGCAAGCCGCCGACCGGTGGGCTGGCGCGGGCGGTACCAGGAAGCGATGCGGCCACCGCCCGGCATCAGCGTGTGGGTGATCCCCGAGCCGCCCGAACCGCCGCGCTGCTACACGCCCAGCGTCCACCTGCTGTTCGCTGCGCTGGCTCCCGCCAGTGCCCACCTGCTGTTCTTCTGCGAAAACCACACCGACCCGCCTGATGGCGAGCCGGTGGTCGTTCCCGTTCGGAGGGTCTATTTCGTGATCAACAACGTGACCCTGCACCGGCTGCCCGATGGCTTGCCGGTGCCGGTGTTCAATCTCTCGCTGTCGCTCGACGCCGCGTCCTGGACGTGGGGCTTCGAGGCACTGCTCCCCGCCGCCGCAGAAAGCCTCGTCGCGCCTGGCAGCAACGGCGGCCCGGTCGAACTGGTGTCCAGCGTCAACGGCACAGCCTTCCGGGTGCTGGCCGAGAGCATCAGCCGCGAGCGGGTGTTTGGCGATGCCAGCATCCGCATCTCGGGCCGTGGGCGCAACGCCGTGCTGGCAGCCCCCTACGCGCCGGTGATGAACTTCCAGCAACCGCAGGCGCGCACGGCGCGCCAGTTGATGGACGACGCGCTCACGCTCAACGGCATCCCGCTGGGCTGGAACATTGATTGGGGTCTGACCGACTGGAACGTTCCGGCCGGGGTGTTCACGCAGCAGGGCACGTGGATGGAAGCACTGGTCGCCATTGCCAGCGCCGCCGGGGGATACCTGATCCCGCACCCGTCCGACCAGAGCATCCGCGTGCGCCATCGCTATCCGGCCGCGCCCTGGGAGTGGAGCGCCGTCACGCCGGACTTCGTGCTGCCCGTCGATGCGGTGGCGCGCGAGTCGCTGCGTTGGGTGGAAAAGCCCGGCTACAACCGCGTGTTCGTGTCCGGGCAAGACGTCGGCGTGCTCGGCCAGGTGACCCGAGCCGGGACTGCCGGAGATGTTCTGGCCCCGATGGTGGTCGATGCGCTGATCACCGAGGCCGCTGCAGCGCGCCAACGCGGCATCGCTGTACTGGCCGATACCGGCCAACAGATCGAGGTGAGCCTGCGCTTGCCGGTGCTGGCCGAGACGGGAATCATCGAACCGGGTGCCTTCGTCGAGTACCAGGACGGCAGCGTGACCCGCCTGGGCCTCGTGCGCTCGACGCAGATCGAGGCCGGGATGCCCGAGGTTTGGCAGACGCTGGGAGTGCAGAGCCATGCATAACCTCTACGAACAGTTCCGCCAGCTCATTCCTGATCCGCCGTTGCAGGCGGGCACGGTGGTGGGTGTCGGCGCAGGCAGCGTGACCGTCGCCTTGCCCGGTGGTGGCTTGATCCGCGCACGCGGCAGCGCCGCCATCGGCCAGAAGGTGTTCGTGCGCGACGACGTCATCGAAGGCGTCGCGCCCAGCCTGACGCTGGAAATCATCGAAATCTGAAACCCAACTTTCCGATCAACCCTGAACCCGCCCACGAGGCGGGTTCTGCTTTTCTGGAGACCTGCAATGACTGAACCCGAACAACAAGCGCCCACCGCCCTCGTGGAGAACATGCTGCTTCTGCGCAAGGAGGACTTCGACGATCTGCTCGACCGCGCCGCCGAGCGCGGAGCTGAGCGTTGCCTTGCCCACCTCGGGCTGGAGAACGGCAGTGCCGCGAAGGACATCCGCGAACTGCGCGATCTGCTGGAAGCGTGGCGTGATGCCCGCCGCACGGCGTGGCAGACCACCATCAAGGTCGTGACCACCGGCATCCTGGCCGCGCTGCTGGTGGGAGCTGCCATCAAGTTGAAGCTGATGGGAGGCGTCCAATGACCGCCAAGCCGAAGATCTGCCTTCTGGACGACTGGCAGCGCGTGTTGCGACGGGCCTGGAGCATCCGCTTCACGCTGCTGGCCGCTGCCTTCACGGCGGCGGAAGTGGTGGTGCCGCTGTTCGGTGACGTACTGCCGCGCGGCGCGTTTGTGCTGCTGGCCTTTGCCGCCAGCATTGGCGCAACCGTGGCCCGAATCGTGGCACAGCCGGAGATGCACCGATGATCCGGCCACCGCAAAGACGCACGGTGGCCGCGCTGACGCTGTCCGCCGCCGCCCTGGTCGGCATCGTGCTGCACGAGGGGTACGCCGACCGCGCGGTGATCCCCGTCAAGGGCGATGTGCCGACCATCGGCTTCGGTACCACCACCGACGTGAAGCTGGGCGACACCACCACGCCGCCGAAGGCACTGGCGCGTGCGCTCACCGATGTGCAGCAGTTCGAGGGCGCGCTCAAGCAGTGCGTCACTGTGCCGCTGGCCCAGCACGAGTACGACGCGTTGGTGAGCTTTTCCTACAACGTTGGCAGCCGCGCGTTCTGCCAGTCCACGCTGGTCAGGAAACTCAACGCCGAGGACTACGCCGGGGCTTGCGCCGAGCTGCTGCGCTGGCGCTTCTTCCAGGGCAAGGACTGCGCGCTGCCCGCCAATGCGCGGCTATGCGGCGGGCTGGCTACACGGCGAGAAGCCGAATACCGGCAGTGCATCGGGGAGGCGTCGTGACCCTGATTCCGTGGCCGTACCGGCTGCTGGCCCTCGCGGCGCTCGGCGTCGCCCTGGTTGGATTTGGCTGGGTCAAGGGTGCGGGCCACATCCAAGCGCAATGGGATGCCGCCATCCAGCAACAAGCCCTACAGACCGCCGCCGCCCGCGAGCTACACGCACAAGCCACCGTCAAGGTCGTCACCCAGTACGTCGACCGCGTCCGCGTCGTTCGCCAGAAGGGCGACACCATCATCAAGGAGGTTCCCGTCTATGTGCCCGTTCAAGCCGATGCTGCTTGCACTATCAACCGTGGCTTTGTGCGCCTGCACGACGCTGCCGCCGCCGGTGAACTGCCCGAGTCCGCCCGAGATGCTGATGCGGCCGCCGCAGGCATTGCGCTCTCTGCCGTCGCCGGGACCGTTGCCGCCAACTACCAGACCTGCCATGAGAACGCCGAGCAACTGAGGGCGTTGCAGGTGTGGGTCAGTGAGTTGACATCTGCCCCCAAGTAATCAGCGCTTGGCGACTTCGCAACACCTGCTCATTCCATCCCGAATGCGCTTGGCTTTCAGACCGAACAGCGCGTTCATGACATCCGTACCCACCACGGAGCATTGACCATGAGTAACCGATTCAAGCACGCCGTCATCGACGACGTGACTTCGCGCAACATCGACGCCAGCCTGCAAGACCATCTGCTCGACCTGTTCGAATCGGCCATGAAGTCGGTGGCCACGACGTTGGTGCGCGAGGCCAAATTCGACACCACCGACTTCGCCACCGCCAAAGGGCGCGGCTGCGAGGGGTTCACGCTGCTGGTGAGCCGCACCCGCGCCGACTCGCTCGACGGCTGGTTCGGTGCGTTTCAGCGCGGCGACGAACGCCTCGACGTCGTCGGCCACCTGGAATAGGCGGTCAATCGTCCAGTTCGGGAACGTCCCAGTCCGCTGGGCGCGCCTCGCCGGTCTGGTAGAACTGCTTCACCAGCTTCACGTATTCCAGAAAATCCCGGTTCTCCGTGGCCAGCCGATTGGCCATGTCCCAATCAATCTCGTCGCGCTCGCGCGCCGGAATCAGCACCTGACTGTCGGCAGGGTTGTCCACGTCCAGCTTGATGAAGCCGATGCCGCGGGCGGCGAACAGCATCCGCAGTTCCTTCAGCGTATCGGTGCCGCCGATTTCCGCCGCGACCAGATAGCCGAAATTGGCCCACGACGAATTCGATACCGCCTGAAAGAAGCATTCGCGCACGTTCGAGCGGTTGATCAGCAGCTTGGCCTCGAACGACCACAGCTTGGTGCGCTTGTCGGAATACTGGGTGACGCAGTCGCGCACTTCCTGGTGCCAGTCCGCGCCCAGATCTTCCATGCCGACCACGTCCGGGTACAGCCAGCGGTTGCCGTTGGGGCCGCGCTTGTTCGACGAACGCTTCTCGTCGATGCGTTTGGAGAACACACCGAACTCCTCCCACAGATACTGCGACAGCAGCGGATACAAGGCGTGCTCGTCGACCTTCGATGCGCTCGCATCCGCTGCCGACGTCGTTCCTGCGCTTTCGACCGCTGCCACCTCGGCACTGTCCGTCCGCTCCGAGTAGTAGTACTTGCGCGGCCGTCCTTCGGTCGTTTTTAGTTCTGGATGCTTTGTTTGCATGCGTGGGCGCTGCGAGCTGATTTCCGCAACGAGCTGCTGCACCAAATCAGCATCCGACTTGATGTAGTCGCCCCGACTGTTGGCGCGTTTTTCCTGGCACTCATCCGGGTAAGTGGCAAATACCCATTCAGCGACTTGTCGAGCAGTGAACTTTTCCTCGGGGCGTTCCTTCAGGTAGCCGATTACGGCTTTGGCCAAATTGAGTGCCATCTTCTGATCCTTACGCTAATCCGAAATACCGCTCAAAGAACGCGGCGAACTTGTCCAGCACCGTCTGCTTTTTGGCTGCGTGGCCATTGTTCTTGGAGAATCGTGATACCGGTGGCAGGATTTTGGTGATGGCTGTGCCACTGGCCGAGATGCTGCCGTCGCGGAAGGCATTGCTAATGAATTCACGTGCCGCCTCGGCATTGAGGTTTTCCTCCGCAATGATGCGTTCCAGCTCCTCGGTCTTTTTCGCCGCAACGAAGGCTTGCCACTGCGCGTCTACCTTGGCCTTGGTGTTCACTGAATCGACAAACTGTTCGATGAGGTCTTTCTTGTTGCGCAGGCCAGGGCTGGAATTGATGGCGCGTTCGATGGTGGCGCGGATTTCCTTATCGTCGCCCGAACCCTTTTTCTTCAGGTACTGCTCGACCAAGAGCAGGATGTAGTCAACATTGATTTCAACCTGCTTAATGAGCTCGATCTCGAACACCACATCGTCGTTGATTGACTCCTTCTCGGCAGTCGACGTCGCCCGGAACTTTGCGTACAGGTTCAAATACAGGCTCTGGTAGTCCTGAAATTCGCGCTCGGAGAGGATTTCGTGGCCAGCGAAATCATCAAAGGCCGTTAGGATGTTCTTCAGCCGCAAAATCGAGCCGAACAGCTTGATGAATGCCTTTTGTGCTGCCTCGCCAACAATGGCTTTCCCAAGGGGGAATCCAGCCGTGAGTTCTCCGACGCGCTTTTCGTAATCCTTGTAATACTCGGCGTAAGGTTTTAACAGCACTATGCCCTTGGCATCTTTGTTGCCAAACAGGGCGAGCGCGTCGTTGGTTTCCTGCTCCAAATTCCGGAAGGAAACAATGTTGCCGTAGGTCTTGACAGAATTGAGTATGCGGTTGGTACGCGAATAGGCTTGGATCAAGCCGTGAGCCTTCAGGTTCTTGTCCGCCCACAGTGTGTTGAGCGTGGTGGCATCAAAGCCGGTCAGGAACATGTTGACCACGATGACGATGTCCAGCTCACGTTTTTTCAGGCGCTGCGACAAGTCCTTGTAGTAGTTCTGGAACTTGTCTGCCGAGGTGTCGAAGCTGGTGCTGAACAGTGCGTTGTAGTCCAGGATCGCGGCATCCAGAAAATCCCGCGAGCCTTGATCCAGCCCCTCGGTTTCGAAGTCTTCCTCGCCGAGCAGGCCATCACTTTCCTCTTCATTCGCGGCAAAGCTGTAGATCAAGCCCACCTTGAGCCGCTGGGCCTCGGGCAACTCCTTTTGCTGTGCAACGAATTCCGCGTAGTAACGCTTGGCGGCATCAATGGACGCACAGGCGAAGAGCGAATTGAAACCAGCCAGCCGTTTGCCATCGTGGCGGTATGTGCTGGCACGCTTGGTTTTCTGGTCGAAGTGCTCGCGGATGTAGCCCACGATCTGTGTGATGCGCTCCGGCGCTAGCAGCGCCCGTTCGGTGTCGATGGCCGATACCTTTTTGTCTTTGATGCCCGCAGGCAATTTGACCGTGTTGATGTAGTCGATGCGAAACGGCAGCACGTTCTTGTCGTTGATGGCATCGACAATCGTGTAGGTGTGCAGCTTGTCACCAAAGGCCTGCTGCGTGGTGCGTCGCAGCGGGTTACCTGTGGTGCCAGAGTTCTCGGCAAAGATCGGCGTACCGGTGAAGCCGAACAGGTGGTAGCGCTGGAACACCCGCGTAATTTCGGCGTGCATGTCGCCGAACTGGCTGCGGTGGCACTCGTCGAAGATCACCACCACGTGCGCGTCATACACCGGGTGTTTCTTGTTCTTGACGACGAAGCGGGAAAGCTTCTGGATGGTGGTGATGATGATGCGGGCGTTCGGGTCTTCCAGCTGCTTTTGCAGCACAGCCGTGGATGTATTCGAGTTGGCTGCGCCCTTCTCGAAGCGCTCGTATTCGCGCATGGTCTGGTAGTCCAGATCCTTGCGGTCCACCACGAAGAGCACCTTGTCGATATCTGGCAAGCCCCTGGCAAGTTGCGCCGCCTTGAAGCTGGTCAGCGTCTTGCCGCTGCCGGTGGTGTGCCAGATGTAGCCGCCCGCCGCGACGGTGCCGAGCTGCTTGTGATTGGTGGCTGTGGCGATGCGCTGCAAAATGCGCTCGGCCGCCACGATCTGGTAGGGCCGCATCACCAGCAGCTTGCGATCCACATCGAACACGCAGTATTTGGTGAGGACGTTGAGCAGCGAGTGCTTGGCGAAAAAGGTTTTCGTGAAACCTGTCAGCTCAGTGATGGGCTGGTTTTTCGCGTCGGCCCACCAACTGGTAAAGGAGAAGCTGTTGGAGGTCTTGCTTTTGCTGCGCTTGGCGGACTGCTCCTTCAAATGCCCGTCACGCACGGTGTTGCTGTAATACTTGGTCAGCGTACCGTTGCTGATGACGAAAAGCTGCACGTACTCGAACAAGCCCGAGCCCGCCCAGAAACTGTCGCGCTGGTAGCGGTTGATCTGGTTGAAGGCCTCGCGGATGTCCACGCCCCGACGCTTCAATTCGATATGCACCATCGGCAGGCCATTGACCAGCACCGTCACGTCATAACGGTTGGCACGAGCGCCTTCGACTTCGTACTGGTTAATGACCTGCAAGGCGTTGTTGTGGATGTTGGCTTTGTCGATCAGGTAGATGTTCTTGGTGCTGCCGTCGTCGCGCTTCAAGACCTGCACATGGTCTTCTTGAATGCGTGCGGTCTTTTCCAGGATGCCGTCATTCGCGCCTGCAATGCAGGTGTTGAAGAATCGCTCCCACTCTGCATCCGACAGGGTGACCTTGTTGAGCTTTTCCAACTGGCGGCGAAGATTGGCTACCAGCTCAGCCTCCGATGTGATGGGCAGGTATTCATAGGCCTGCACCTGGAGCTGCTTGATGAATTCCTTTTCCAGTTCAGCTTCGGACTGGTATGCCGCCTCGCGCACTCCCAGGGATTCGGGCTGAAATTCGGCGACAACCGTGCTCTCGTTAGACAGCGCAATCGGCTCGTAGCGAAAGGGCATGAGGTCTTCGCTCAT